GCAATCATCCAGAAGTTTTAGGAGTGCAGGGCGTTTTTTATATGGTTTTCTGGCGGAGATGCCAGCATCTTCATAAATGCCGACAATCTTCATTCCGTGAGATTTTGAAAATTTGGTCAGACTATTTTTTTGGTCTTCCAGAGACAAGCCATGCCGGGCTTGTTCTTCTGTACTAACCCTTATATATAATGCAGCTCGTTGCATAGCTCCACCTCCTAAGATCACGCCGCCAGGTGATTCCTGACGGCGTATTGTTATTCTAGTCCATAACCATGTTTACTATATACAATATAATCATCAAATAAAATGGTTGCATAAGACAAAGTTCCGTCAGTGCCCTCCCAGCGATATGTTTTTATAGTCCCAACAGAGCTTCCGGCATCTCCAACCTCACTTTGAAGAACACCATCACTACCTATAATTTCTCGAACCTCTGTTAATGTCATTCCGACCGCTATTTGATCATACTCAAATTGACTAATAGTTGGAGGATTGGCCTCTGTTCCGCTATCTATTGGTTTGAAAAGATCAAATTTTATAGAACCATTATATCCGCTTGCCAAGATACTTTCATCTGGCGACTCAATTTGTGCGCAAATTGTTGATGTAGAATAATTAGTGGCGAGTTCTTGCGATTGGGCCAAAGCTGAATTAAGTGCAGCAACTGTTTCCTCCCAGTTTTCTGGCTGACTATCTTTAGAAAGATCAGAGCGAATATAAACCATAATGCGCGTTTCAAGATTTTGCACGGAAATTTCCGCCCCAGGGATAACCTCAGAAAAAATATTTTCTAACTCTGTATAATCTGCGCTATCTTCTGTTTCATCAACTTCTGAAATCTCTGTTCCATCATCCTGTTGTATAGTGGGTTCATCAATATCTTCGGTGGGCTGCTCAGATTCCCCACAAGCAGACAGCAAGAATAAAAAAAGACACAAACACAACAAGAGACGCAACATTTTTTTCATTTTCCATTCCTCCTATTTTATCGCCTTTTGTCGGTTTTTCGCTAAAATGGAAACCTATCATAGAAAGTAAAATTGTGGTATAAAAGTAAAGACCACTAGATATAGGTCAATACAAAATATAAATGGAAAGAATTGTGAAAATCTGCTGATTGCCTTATATTCTCCTCGGTGCTATGATATTATCAAATCACTAGAACAAATGTTCTTAAACGAGGAGGAGCAACTGGAATATGGATGAACGAGATATGACCTGCGGTGAATTGCTCTATAAGAGTAAGATAGAAACGGTAATTACTCTTATTGGAAAACTACCAGAAAATGAAAGAACTAATTATCTTTCTCATTTACGCGCTTTTGTAAATAAGCAATCTCACGATCAAGCTCTTCAGGTGTAAGCTGACTTAACAAATCAATAGCAAGCTGTTTCCACCCGGCCTCCGTTTGGAGGTCGGGATTTTTTTCGGCCCTGAACTGTTCTATAGCCGCTCTCAGTTTCTTTTCTGTTGCACCATGAGGCTTTCCTCCATTCAAAATATTTGCGATTGTGGTTTGGTGGACAACTGCTTTCTTGGACAACTCATAGTTTGTGATTTCTAATTCCTCGATCTCGCGCTTAAGCCATTGTGAAAAGTCCATAGAAATCACCTCAAAAATTAGTCTAAATTTAATCTAATAATAATCTAAAAAAGATTGACATTACTCTAGGAATACTCTATAATTAGTCTTGCAATAGGGCGCAAAAACCCGTCCACCCCGAGATACAGAAGGGTGAATATGAAAGACGTGTACTCTAACTTGTAGCAAAATTAGAGTATCACAGTTTGGAGTAGTTGTCAACGGAATACTCTAATTTAGGAGGTGATATTTTGCCGTTTGCTGAAAATCTCTCTGTCTTGCAAGCCAAGCACGGGGAAACAAACTACCGGTTAGCAAAGGAAATTGGCGTACATCAATCCTCTATTGCCAACTGGAAATCCGGAGTAACCCCGCACCCCAGGCATATTCGTATAGTGGCAGAGCATTTTGGCGTAACTGTAGACGAGCTTCTTTCAGAAGACAGCAGCACCAACGAAGAAAAGGAAGCCCTCCAATGATAGAGGGCAGCAGAAGCATATCATAAAATAACTGTACACGCAAATTGAGTGAGGGGGTGAGAAGATGGAAGTCATTGTAAAAGGCGAACCGAAAGAGATTGCCGCCCTTGCATTGGCGGTACAAGAGCGGCAAACTAACGTGGGGTTTGAACTCACTCCTGAGCTTGTTCAAGCCATGCATGATATAGTCCGACAACTTCAAGTGAAATCGTAAAGCTAAGCACGGCAATCTGATTTCCTATTCCATTTTGGCTATCCAAAAATTGAACTTCTTTTGCTTTGAGTTGTGCGTCAGACAAAATATTTTCAATTTTGTTCTGGTCCAAGAATAGCAGAAAATCGTTGAAGTCTGGCAATCTCCACACCCCCTTTCGCCCACATTCTACCATGGCAAGTAAGTGAGCACAACAGCGCACCTATTTTTAGGAAAATAAAAAAGCGAGGTTTATAAACTATGACAATCGGAGCATGGGTATTCGTTATTATCACAGGAGTTTTCGGCCTAGCTATTGCAGGATTTTTGTTATGGGGAGCAATAGCGACTGATAAACAATACGAAAAGGGCTTGAAAATTGGACTCTCAATCGCGACAGCGGCAACAGTTTTAATTACTGCGCTGATCTGTGGCGCCTATATCTGGTATCGGCTTAATTCTGAGAGCGGACGTAGGGCTTTGAAAGACCAGCAGAGCAATTTGTCTGGTGGGATTGAGAGGACAGTATCTGTCTACGACATAAACGGTCAGCTTATCAAGGAGTATTCGGGAAAGTTTGACGTTGAAACAGACCGGGAGAGTTACATTTTATTCGATGATGAAGACGGGAATCGTCACATGATTTATTACACCACAGGGACAATCATTGTGGACGAAAAATAAAAAGCGGGCTGCCTCTGGAGGTAACAGAGGACAGCCCATGACACCACGTAAGGAAGCTACGAGGTATCGGAGACAGTATAACACATCATCCGGCCTCTGGCAAGAATAGGAGGATATTTTTGTGAACGAAAAAGACAGTATCAAAGACCTGGAAGCCCAGGCGCGAAACACGAAGCACCTGATGGACAAGCTCAACCGTGCAGCGTATGGAATGACCTTTGACGAAGCAATCCGGCTGGGCAAAGAAAATCCCCCGCCGTGTTCGCAGCACGACGAGGGTAAGGATTGAGCAACCACGAACAATCCCTTTTACACTATATCACTTCCGAAGGGATTGGACAAGATGCAATCACATAAAATTTACCAAGTTCTTGAGGAGGTTAGTTTGCTATGGAAGAAAATCTGGATTGCTTTCAGAAAGCGCTGATTTACTTAAAGACAAAGCGTTTGGAGCAGCTAGGCGTTACAGCAGAAATTACTGTTACAAAGGTTGAGAAAGATGACAACGATTGAACTGGTTTTCGTTTTGATTGGAATAGGGACAGCCACAAGCTGGCTGTTCCGCCTAGTGGACAAGCTGGAGGGGCGGGCATGAAGCGACGGCAGATTCTTACATATCTTTGCTTCGTTGGGCTTCTGGCAATCTGGTTAATTGGATTCCTGGCGCTGAATGTGGATGCGGAGCCTCCGCGCCCGGAACACACAAAAGCCATCATGCCGGAGATCACGTTGGACGAGCTGGAGGCCGCAGAGAATGAGCTTATTGAGGCCGCGCTGTTGGCCCGCTCAACCAAGCTGGAGGACGTGACGATCACCTTCTACTGCTGCGAGGAACGGCCCCACATCTGCGGGACAGGCTCCGGCATCACTGCCAGCGGACGGCGCGTGACGCCCTATGTAAGCTGCGCTGTGGACCCTGCCGTGATTCCGCTGGGCAGCACCATCATGATCGAGCGCAACGGCGAAATGCTGCGCCTGCGGGCGGACGATACCGGCCCTGCTATCCGGGGAAACCGTATAGATTTGGCAGTCCAGGGGCACCAAGAGGCCTTATCACTGGGTGTGAAAACGGCTGATATTTGGTGGTGCGAGGAATGAGCCTGATTGAGGATTCGGTTTCCGCACGTAAAGCCCATATGACCTACGGGCAATGGAAATTGCTTCACCCTGGAGACCCACCGCCAAGAAAAGGACATCCATCAATTGGAACCCGGTACTGTGAGGTGTGCGGCGCAGTTTTGAAGCGACGGCAAAAACGATTCTGCTCTGTCGATTGTTCCGGCAGGGTTTGGAAACAGCAAAAGCGGAAGGATGCGAGATGAAAAAATATCCAGAATGCAGTCAGTGCACACACACCCTGAACCCCGTTCTGGAAGATGACTGCGAAAAGTATTACATCGTAGACGGGGAGATTTACTGCAAATTTTGTTTCAAAGACTACGTTTTAGACTGGATAGACACGAATTTAGATGAGATTGCCGGAATGATGGACATACCGGTAGTCAGAGTGGAGGAATAACAATGTTGAAACCATACCATGAGATGGTGCAGGTTGATGTACTGCCTCGCTGCGATTACCGAGAGGCGAAGGACGATAACGGGAAAAAAATCAAGGTTCCTTATCTGAACTGGGCCACCTGCAAATCTATGCTCCATGAGAACGGAGCAGAAACTGTTTACTTTACACCTTTGAAAACATTGGAGGGCAGCTATCTTTTTACCTCTGCCGATGTGGCAAATAAAGATGGAAGAAAGACCGGATGCTGGTTTGTGTCTGTTGAGGTACACATTGATGATTTGGTATTCACGATGGATATGCCCCTGATGAATGGGTCATTAGTAGTGTACGAAGACACACTCAATCAGCTTAGAATCTCCAACGCCCACGCAAGAGCGTTTGTCAAAGGCGTTGCCATCCATACAGGCCTCGGATTTAATCTGTGGACCACAGAAAAGGACACAGAACGGGATAGTGACGATTTGAGCGGACATAGTATTTGGTCCATCAAAGAACGCATTGAGCGGTTGATTACCGCAAAAGAGAAAGCTGGATTGGACCATAGAGACCTTTTGTCGACACTGAATCTTAATGATAAGCAATTCCGCACACTGATGTTGCAATTCAACAACATCGCTACCCTAGAACAGAAACTTCAGCAATTATGATTCACGATCATGAAAGGTCTGGCTGGTTTGGTGCCAGCGATACAGGAAAAATCGTGGGGAGCTGGGAAACACCCACATTTGAAAAGTGGTGGATGGTAAAACTGGGCATTCGACAAGAGGACTTTACCACAGATGCAATGCTGACAGGAACAGCTTTTGAACACAGAATCCTGGAACATATCGGCATCCGGAAAATGGACCGTCAAATCAGAATTCCTCGGCTATGTCTTCGCATTAATCTGGATGGCGAGACCAAGGACGAAATCAGCGAGGTAAAAACTTATGGAAAGGACCATTTTGTAGTATCAAAAGCCTATTGGCAGCAGTGCCAAGCAGAGATGTTCGGCGCAAAGAAGCAATGCCGTATTGTTGCATATCATCTGCTTCCAGAGGACTATCTTAACTGGTTTTCCCCTATCGATGATGCTAGAATTTCTTACTACCCAATCCAATACGACGCGGAATGGGTCAAGACAGAATATTTGCCCCGTCTGATTTATTTGTCGAATTGCTTGAAAAAAGGAGTGTGGCCTAATGCAGACGAACAACGTACGCTGGCAACAGGACAGTGATGGCACCTGGGTTTGTGTTCAAGTGTCCCACCGGCAGGCGTTGGATGTCTGTAGCAGCATCCGCCCTGGAAAGACTTATGACGTAACCATCAAACCCCACAGAGAGCGCCGCAGCCTGGACGCCAACGCTTATTGCTGGGTGCTGCTAGACAAACTTGCGGAAGTCCTGCAGGTAAAGAAAGAAGACCTTTACCGGGAGTACATCCGTGACATCGGAGGAAATTCCGAGACTGTCTGCGTTCGAAATAAGGCCGTGGACAAGTTGGTGGATGGCTGGCGGCACAATGGAATTGGCTGGCAGACGGAGACGTTCCCAAGTAAGATCAGTGGCTGCACCAATGTCACACTCTACTACGGCTCCAGTACTTATGACACTGTTCAGATGTCCCGTCTAATCGACCTAATTATTGAGGACTGCAGAGAGCAGGGAATCGAGATCTTACAGCCAGAGAAACTAGCAGCGATGATGGAGGGATGGGATGAACAAACTCACTAAGGCCACATCCATATCTCCGAAGGTCAAGCGGGCCGTGTGGGAGCGGGACAACCACCTGTGCATTTTCTGCAGGAGGCCCGGCGCCCCCATTGCTCACATTGTACGCCGCTCTCAGGGCGGTCTTGGCATTGAGAGAAACGTTGTTACGGCCTGCCAGAAATGCCATAGAGAGTTTGACGAGGGCCGCAACCGGGAGACCATGTACGTACATGCCATTTCCTATCTAAAATGCTTTTACCCTGACTGGAACCGGGAGGATATGATCTATCGGAAGGGGGAGAACCCATGACCCAATGTGAGCGCGTTTTACAGTACATGCAGGACTTCGGTTCCATCAACCCCATGCAGGCGCTAGGCGACCTGGACTGCTACCGTTTAGGGGCCCGCATATACGACCTGCGGCAGGGCGGACACCACATCACCCGCCGCATGGTCTCCGCAAAGAACCGTTACGGCGAGAGCGTCAGCTACGCCGAGTACAGATTGGAGGACAACAATGCTCAATAAAATCATTTTGCAAGGGCGTCTTTGCAAAGACCCGGAGCTGCGCCGCACCGGAAACGGCACCGCCGTGACGTCGTTTTCCCTTGCCGTGGACCGGGACTTCAAGTCTCAGTCCGGCGAGAAGGAGACGGACTTCATTGATATTGTGGCCTGGCGCTCTACCGCTGAATTTGTCAGCAAGTACTTCTCCAAAGGCCGCATGGCTGTGGTGGAGGGCCGCCTGCAAATCCGGGACTGGACGGACAAGGACGGCGGCAAGCGCCGCAGCGCCGAGGTGATCGCGGATAACGTCTACTTTGGGGATTCCAAGAAAGATGACCAGGGCTCCCGTCCTGTCCCCCGCGGTGTGGACGTTTCCGCCTCCGACTTTGCAGAGATCAGCGAGGAAGACGGCGAGCTACCGTTTTGATTGGAGGGCTATCAATGAAATATACACTGTTTGTTATTGACGGTGGTTATCTGGACGATGCAAACGATACGGTAACTATTCAAGGGGTGCGTGAATGCGAACTTCCCGCTTTGCTCCGGTTGTTTACCGCAGGAAAGAACAACTTTGACGTTGTAGTTCGACGCTCCGAAGAGGAGTAAGGCAATGGCGGAAAAAAAGGAATATGTCAAGCTTTGGATGAGCTACGAAAGCTATTTCGAGCCGTACAGTGACGGTGAAGTGGGGCGTCTGGTGCTGGCCATGATGAAATATCGTGCGTCGGGAGTGGAGCCAGAATTCAACGGGAATGAACGGTACGTTTGGCCAGCCATCAAAAGGGACATCGACGAATCTTTGCAGGCGCAAGAGGCAACCGCTACAACCAACCGGGAAAATGGTAAAAAAGGCGGAAGACCACCTAAGGGAGAAAAACCGAATTGGTTTACTGAAAACCCAAAAAACCCAATGGGTTTTGAAGAAAGCGAAAAAAGCCATGGACAAGGTCAAGGACAAGGACAAGGTCAGGGTCAGGGTCAGGGTTGTCCCCCCCCTACCCCCCCACTGCCAACAGGAGCGGAAGCGGAGGTAGTGTCTGACTATCTGAACCGGGTAAACCCATCCGCGTCCCCGTCCTCCCTTGACGAACTGCGCGGGTTTGCAGAAGTCATGGGCGCAGAAGTATGCCGGAGGGCCTTTGACATCGCCCTGGACAGCAAAGCGGCCACATGGCCGTATATCCGCAAAATCCTGCAGGACAAGCAATCGCGCGGCGTCCGGTGCCTTGCGGATTGGGACGCGCTGGAGAAAAAGCGGGAATTCGGCAAGAAGTCCTCAGCGGAGAGCTCGAACAAAAGCGCCTGGGGGTATGTGAAATGAACAGCAAGCGCAAGGGAAAAGAGGGAGAGCTGCGGCTGGTCCACTTCCTGCGGGAGCAGGGCTATGAGTGCCGCAGAACAGCGCAGTACTGCGGAAAAACCGGAGAGGCAGCGGACGTGATCGGGCTTCCGGGCCTCCATATCGAGTGCAAGGCCGTTGAACGGCTGAATGTTCGGGAGGCATTGAAGCAAGCTGTCAGGGACGCGGTTGCCTCTTTGATTCCCGTGGTATTTCACAGGCACAGCCGGGAGGAGTGGCTTGTAACGCTCCGGGCAGAGGATTTCATGACCATTTACCGGGAGTGGGAGGCTGGACGGCATGAAAAGTAAAACGCTTCTGCTTGAGATTTACGCAGAGCCAGTCAGGAGGATGACATGACAGACGAAAGGCGCGCCCTCCTGGGCGACCACGAGGCAAGTAAGCGACTAACGGACGCGGGTGTGCTGGTTCCGTGCCCGTTCTGCGGGGGAGAGGCGGAAGTTGTAGCATATGGCCCAAGATTATTGCGCCCATCAAGGAACCATGTTTATAGCGTTTCTTGCAACGAATGTGAAATGATGTTCGGATGGGATGTTGACTATGGAGGCCGATATGACACTGAGTATGAGGCTATGCTCGCCTGGAACACCCGCGCACTGATTCTGAGCGCGGAGGAATTACAAAGATTGGAGGAAAACACATGAAGTCGGCAAAGATTTACACTAACGACTTGAACCGCTTGATTGCGGCCACCAAGTCTTTTGTGAGCGATAGCGCCACCCGTCCTTGCAATCAATACATTAAGCTGGAGTTCCATGCAGCAGAAAATCAAGTCGCGGCTATGGCCGTTGATGGCTATCGGATGTCTGTGGAGCACTCAATTATCAGTGATTGCGACGAAGACTTTGTGGCATTCATCAAGAGCAATACCAAACTCCCAAACAAGCAGTATGCAACCATCTCTCTGACAGAAGAAGGGAAAGAGGCTGTAATCCGGTGCGGTGGGTTCTCGTTCGGATATACCCAGCCGCAGGACAGCGGATTTGAATGGGAAAAAGCAATTCCAACAAGTGAGGTAAAATACCGGATTGGCTTCAACGGAAATTACCTCCTGGCAGCTTTACAGGCAGCAAAGGTATCTGCTGGAGAAAGCTTTAGGCAGCCGGTAATTTTGGAATTCCGCAGCAATGTAGAGCCTATTCTTCTCCGCACCAACAAGGAGGACATTAAGATGGTTCTTCCTGTTCGTATCAAAGAAGATTGAGTGGAGGGGATGGAATGAACTTATTCAAGCGTATTGACCCAGTAGACAGGGCCTATAAAAGGCTGAAAGGATATTGCGCCAAACAGTTTTCATGTAGTGGTTGCAGATTTGATGGAGATGATGGTTGCATCTTAAAAACGGTTATCCCCGTTGACTGGCCGATAGGAAAAGGCGAAAAAGAGGCCCAGCCATGAAAATGACGCGGGAAGAAGCGAACGAAATTTTAGAGGATTGGAACCTTTGCCATTATACTCCCAGCAGAGAGGCCGCAGAAGCGGTCATATCGGCCTTAGACCCGTTAGAGATTATTTCCGCCCTCCGCCCCGTCAGCCGGGAGCAGGTGGAGAAGGTCTGGAGGGGTGTGTGGAAACACTATTTGCCGCCTTTGGGAGCTGGAAATATACAGTGCCGCTGTACAAAATGCGGGAGAACCCCTGATGTAGAAACACCTTTCTGCGCATGGTGCGGTGCTCCCATGACGGACGAGGCCGCGGAGATGGTGATGGAGAGATTGGAGGCGCTGTATGGAGATAGGTGACAGGGTCGTTTGCATGGTGAGCGGTGTCCGGGGCGTGATAACAAAAATTTACACCCCGACCGCCTCAGCAATGCAGATTATGGTGTGTACAGATGATGGGCGATTGTATCATGCTCCGTATAGTACATGGAGATTGGAGGAGGTGAAAGATGGCAAGGGCGATTGAGAAGGGCGCAACGTACCTCGATAAGCTGTGCCACAAGCTCTATGATGAACCAAAAGGGCGAGGCTTTCAGGTAGATGGAAAATGCCGCCGTTGCGGTGGCCCTCTTATGACATATTACTGCGAAGATAGGCTGCATTTGATTGCCTGCGAGAAATGCGGTACATTGGCGCTCACAAAAGCCGTTTCTCCACAAGTTGCTGCAAATTTGACCTTGCGTCAACCCACCCTCACCCCGCCGAACGAGGCGCTAATATGCGATGGGTGTCTATGGGCGGAAATGGGGGCACTTGAAAAATGCTCGTCTTGTATGAGAGACAAAAAAGATAATTACTACCGCCGCCCGCCGGAGGGAGAGGAGGAACCCTGATGGACTACGAAAAACTAATTGATGACTTGAGAAGCCTTTTGGGCCAGTATGGGGAAAAAATCCCATATGGTGAATTGGTCTGTGCGGAAGGTGGTTACGGTAGAGCGGGTGACTTAGTGTGGACTGACCCTGAGCCGTACTACATTGAACAATCCGCCGACGCCATCACCGCCCTGCTGGCCGAAAACGCCCGCCTGAAAAAATATGAGGACAAATGCCACGACTGCCCAATCGTCTGCGCCAAGACAGAAATCATCAAGGCGCACGAGGGGTTGGAAGCGGTACAAGCCGAACTGGAGCAGAAATCAAAACTGATTGCTCAGCAGGCCGCAGAATTGGAACGGCGGGACAAACTGCTGAAAGAACAAGAGACCGAGTTGGATCAGATGAAGCGGGAGAAAGAAGCTAACTATTGTTATGGATATTGAGGCCGCACTACGGAGGGAGCAGGAATGAGTGAAATCCAAACAAAACTGAACATTGGTGATGTTGTTTGGTGGGTTCATTGCTCTGGGAAGGTGTATCAGGGCGTTATAGAGGGAATAACCTGTTGTGATTATCAAGGCGCACTATATTGTCATATTTATAGCCCGTCCTTTAGGCTCAATCCTTATCCTACTGTGCATTATTCTTATGTTTTCAAATCAAAAGACGAAGCAAAGGACTTTTCAAAATATCAAAGAGAAAACCCTGACAGTTTAGTTCCTATGTGTATGGGGTGTCACTATGCTATGGGGAATCGGGAGGCTAAGGAATGAAGGAGTACATCGAGAGGACGACTATCCTGAATCTGCTGGGAAAAATCAATCCAGTTGATTTCGGCTCTATGTTTGACTATGAAGCACACAGCGCTGTGCAGGAATGCTTACGTGAAATTAGTTATGGAGTAGAGAATATCTCCGCCGCCGACGTTGCGCCTGTGGTGAGGGCGAAGTGGGAACCTAGCGACCCAATTTGTCCAGTGTGTGGGAAAAGCAAGTTTAATGGGCTTGATGCTGATATTTGGGCTGATTGGCAACCAAAACATTGCCACAACTGCGCCACCTGCGCCTGGTACGAGGACTATCAGGGCGTGTGCTTTAACGGGAATTCCCCAAACTGCGCCGACTTCACGGAGCCGGAGCAACGGTGCAGGGAGTGGGAGCGAAAGGAGGCCGACCATGAAGTTTCGGAACCCTGAGACAGGGGAAGTATTTGAAACTCATTGTGACACGTGTGGGGCAGGAAGCTCTGGCTGTAAGCTGGTTTGGAAAAATGTCTCATGCGGACGACTAAAAGAAAATCCCCACGAAGCCGCCCGCCTGATGGGCTATGAGGTGGTGGAGGATGAGCCGGAATACTATAAGTTTGAAATCCGTCTTTGTGATACCAAGATCGATAGAGATTTTGAGAGGTTTACACTTCCGTGTTTGCGTAAACTGTCTAAAATGTTTGTCGGTAAAAACGGTTTTGTAGGCCAAGACAGTATTGCAAAAATTCTTTCCACAGTAGTCCTTAAAGGGAAAGACGGCGAGTGGTTTATCAAGGCCAATGCGTCCATCAAGAATATCCCGGAAAATTTCAAGGTCATTGAGGAAATCAAGAGCGGAAAAAAGAAAGAAGTCAGCATTGGATGCTCAGTAGCAACAAGAACCTGTTCCATTTGCGGAGATAGTACCGGGAGTTGCAATCATAAACCCGGAGAATATTACAACGGGAAACAATGTTTTATGGAATTGAACGATCCAACAGATGTCTTTGAATGGTCGTTTGTTGCGACACCGGTTGAGGAAAAGAAAGTGGACAAGCCGTTGAAGGAGTGGACACTGGGGGAACTGAAAGAGTGGTGTTATCAATACAGAAAGTCCCACACAAATAAGCCGTGCGAACAGACCTGCCCTATCTATCAGAGAGGGATTTGCTGTCGTGAATGGGTACATGAGTGGGATTTGGAGGAAAAGCCCCGCTGGACGGAGCAGGAGGTGGAGAGGGCGAAGGCGATCAAACTTATTTATCCAAATGCTGAAAAACTGGAATTAATACCATGTGTTATTCGTGTTTACACGGATATTGGGGCAATAGCCTATCTGCATGCTGACCTATTTCCAAGCATGAAAAATGGACAAATTTCCACCCTTGACGAGATCATCGGAGGTGCCCAATGATTTCCTTGAAATGCCCTGATTGCGGGTTCTTTTTCAGCATAGATTTTCCTGACGATATTTCCGAGGAGGAGCGGAAGGAAATATGCACTTGCCCATGCGGCTCTATGATGGAGGAAGTTTCTTTCAGCATGGATTATATTCCAACAATCGGAGGTGCCCAATGACAAGAAAAGAATATGAAAAGAAAATTGCGGCATTGGAACCGCTCGATGAGGAGAGGCGAAAAAGCGTGACGTGTGCGCTCCTTGGACATAGCCATATTACCACAGGTTGCTTCGGGTATGTCTACTGTGCACGGTGTGGAGAACAAATTGAGGATGTTCTGGGCGGCTGTTTCTATGATCCGCTGGAAGTTCGTGTAGGTCATAATTGCCCAACTTGCAGGGCGAATTATGAGAAGCTTGGATGGGAAGATAAGATTCTGACTCCTGACCCGTTTTCGGATGAGAACAGCGGAGGTGCGGAATGAACGAAGTTATGATTACCAACAAATGGGTCCATGAAGATGACCAGAAGGCCAAAGCCGACGCAGGGAAGCCTCGCCCTACTCTGGTTCCTGTGTCTCTGATCGAGGCTGTGACGGCGGTCCGCATGTACGGAAATGAAAAGTACCACGACCCGGAGAATTGGCGGCAGGTGGAGCCGCAGCGCTATCAGGATGCTTTATACCGGCACTGGCTGTCCTATCTTAAGGGTGAGAAGTGCGATCCGGAAAGCGGCCTGCCTCATCTATGGCATCTGGCCTGCAATGCGGCGTTTTTGATTGAGATGGAGGGCAAAGAATGAGAGATATCCTTTTCAAAGCCAAACGGCTGAGTGATGGTGCATGGGTGGAAGGTTATCTATACCGACTCCATGATAGCTTAAATCCCTTTATTATGCTCAGAAATCGACATGGTGAAGCTTACGAGGTTGACCCCTCAACGGTCTGCGAGTACACCGGCCTGACCAACAGGAACAGGAAGAAGATTTTTGAGGGGGATATTATCCGCTGGACGAACTGGAAAGGTGAACAAAAAGAAGCTCCTGTATGCTATGACCCAGAATGGAATAGATTTTGCGTTTGGCTGAATGGCGCTGAAAGTATGGGCGCAAACAAGCACCTTTCAACGAGCGGAATTGAGATCATCAGCAACATCCACGACGGGGAGGGCGGGCAATGACAAAAGAAGAATCACTGGCATGGGTGAAATCGTTAAAGCCGGGAGATATCGTGATATACAGCGGGTTTGGGGTTGCGGGAAGGATTCAAACTGCCAAAGTAGAAAAAGTCACTCCATCTGGTATTGTCAGGACCAATCGGGGCAGTTTTAAAGAATCTCCATGGAGCTGGTCTGGAAGAGTAGGCGGCTATGGGAAAACACCTGGAGAGATTAGCCCGCCAACGGCAGAATTGCTTATCGAGGCAGAGCTTCAAGAAGCGGAAGATGCTGCTGAGAAGAAGCGGCGAGACACCATCTACAAGGCGCGGAACCTGATTTCCGAACTATATTATAATAGATTCCGTATCGACTATGACACGGCAGTTGAGATAATCAATGTGTTAGAGAGGTGGCGGACAGCATGAGCGATTGGATTAGCGTCAGGGAGCGGTTGCCGGAAGTGAGGCAAGAAGTGTTGGTATACTGGCGGAATACATCTCAAAAAGCGGAACATTTTGAATTGACACATTACACAGGGGACCATTGGTATTTACTTGACAATACAGGCCGACCTTGGATTGAGGTTGTTGCATAGATGCCCCTCCCCGAACCACCAAAGGAGAATCAGCAGCATGAGTAAAAAAGTCAACCCCCGCAGACAGCCGGCGTCAAAGGCAGATGTAAAACGGGCTGAGCTTCGTGGGCGGGATGATGGCATCAAATTCGCAAGCGCTCTATTTTTGATGGCCCTGCGCGATAAGGAGGGCTTTGATCTGGAAGCTCTGCAAAAGGTCTGGAAAGGGGTTGGAGACTTGGCGGACAGCATCGCGGAAGGCTACTGCAGCATCGAGGATTTACATACCGTTTTAGAGTCTGAAGCGGGCGCTAGAATTGTGGGAGGGATAGCCCTTGAATGAGTTCCCGGATAGGCTGAGGAGGCTGAGGGAGAGTATGCGGCCAGTTCGGAGTATGACAGTTACATCACAGCTGATGGGGCTGCACCCTGATATGTTAAGACGATATGAGCGGGGAGAAGTAGAGCCCTCAATGGATGCGCTTTACAAGATCGCGGATTACTATGGAGTCAGCACTGACTATCTGCTGGGGCGGACAACTTTCCCGTTTGTACACAGGCTATAACTTTTCATCATCTCAAAAATATAAGGCGGTAATTCCCACAAAAGTGGGAGCAGAAAAGTCAATGTATGGGAAAATGGGAGTGTGGGGGCGTATCTCTGCACTCCCACTCCTTTTCCCCTCTGCCCGGAGGTTCACCTCCGCCTCCGGGCCTTCCAACAAGCGCTATCCCGCTGAAAACTGCGCCAGAGTTCCGCAATCGGGGCCGATATGCGGCGTGTGACAATTAAGCGGGAAGCGCACATATACGGGTGTAGCTCAATGGAGAGCGCCGGTCTCCAAAACCGGAGGTTGGGGGAACAGAGCCTTCCACCCGTGCCAGGGCGCAAGTCCTTACAGAATTTCTGGCGAAAGGCAAGTGAGAAAAGCCGAAAAACTCACAGCTCCCCCGCAAAGGGGGATATGCCGCCCCGCAGTTGCACGAGACGGGGGCGGGGATAAAAATGACCGAGAGGTGGTGACATGCCGAATGAACAGAACCTTATACCGATGGACCGGCGAAGCAAGAGTGAAGCAAGAGAACTTGGGCGAGAAGGTGGCCGTGCATCCGGCGCGTCACGAAGATTGAAACGAAGTTTGAAAGAAGCTGCCGAAATATACTTGTCGCTTCCCGTATCTGATAAGAAGACTTGGAACAAGCTGGCTAGAGATGGCTTAGAGCCAGAAGATGTTGACAATCAAATGGCGGTTATCGCCGGACTAACTATCAAAGCGATGAAGGGCGATGCAAAGGCGGCAAAAGTACTTTTTGATTTGATAGGAGACAGTGGAGAAGAAGGTGAGCTTCATCCATTGGTTCGAGATATGTATGATTCGAGGAACAAATGAGCCTGTCAAATAAGCAGACCGAATTTATAAACCGAAACTTTGATCGAACGCTGGATGTAGCGGAAGGAACCCCTAGAAGCGGCAAAACGACAGCCTGCATTCTGCGGTTTTATGATTTCCTCAATACATCCAAAGACAGCAATTTTTTAGTTGTTGGAGCATCACAGCAGCAGGCGTTTCGGTTGGTCATGGATGGGGACGGAAATGGTTTGATGCATCTGTTTGGGAAACAGGCCCGCATTAAGCACGATGACCATGGAGATCATCTGGAAGCCTTGTCCTACACCGGGCTAAAGAAGATTTACTATAAGGGTGGAGCTAAAGCGGATAGCGACAAGGCAATACGCGGACTCTCTCTGGGCGGCGTGTATTTCTGTGAGATCGACATTCTCCACATGAATATGATTCAGGAGTGCTTTCGCCGGACATATGCAGCAGATATCCGCTGGCATCTGGCTGATCTGAACCCTCCGGCACCTATGCATCCAGTTATCACAGAAGTATTTGATGTACAGGACACTCGCTGGACGCATTGGACGGTAGATGACAATCCCATCATTACGCCTGAGAGAAAAGAAGAATTGCGCCGAACCCTGGAGCGCAATCCGTATCTTTATAAGCGAGACTGGTTAGGGGAGCGCTGTATTCCACAAGGCGTAATTTACTCTATGTTTGACCACAAGAAACACATTCTGCCTCGTTTGCCAGACGATGCAAAACCTATCGAAATGTATTTCTCTGGTGATGGAGGATTGACCGATGCAACCAGTGTATCATGCAACCTAATCTGTCGTACAAAGAAAGGCCTTGCGCTATACCGTGTTGCTGGATGGTATTACGATGGAGGCAACAAGGCTATGAGTGTACAGGCAAGAGAACTAGCCGGAACATTTGCGCCATATTGCCGCAACAAGTTTGGGATGCGTGAGGATGCATGGTACATAGACCCGGCGTGCAAGGCACTGCGGAAAGAACTGGAACTTTACGGAATCGACGCGCTGAACGCGGACAACAACGCCCACGACATCCGGGGCAGCACCAAAGGGATCAAGGTGGGTATTGAGTACACGCAGAACATGATCCAGGATGGGCATTTCTTCTTGGTGGAAAATGAGGAATATGGACACTTGGATTTTATCAAGGAAATCGGGATGTATTGCGTGGACGACCACGGAAATCCGGTGGATGCCTATAACCACGCAATGGACGAGTTGCGGTATTCCATCAACTATTTCGTAAAGCAGTACATGTATTAGGGGGGTGAACCCTACGAGTTTTGTGAAAAATATTCTTCTGTATCTAGCTCAAAAAGTCGGATTAGAGCTTCAGGATAAACCCGTTTACAGAGACGATTACAGCGACATGAAGAATATCTCCGTGACGGCTGTAATTGCCAATAAGGTTTCGACGCTTGCCATGCAGGACAGCACGATTACCATTGAAGGGGCCAGCGCACGGGCAAAGTTCATTCAAGGATTCTTAGATTACTACCTGGGAGACCGCATGGATGTTGCTGCAGAGGTGGCGCTAGGAACCGGTGATTGCATTATCAAACCTTATACAGATGGAAAGCGCATTGGGGTAGACATTGTTAAAAATGGGGACTTTGCTGTGTGCGAGTCCATTGGAAATGACATACTTTCCTGCATCTTGAAAGTTGGCGAGATCAAAAACGATTCCGGACTATATCAGCGGTACGAAATCCAGATGGTCAAGGAGGCTCAAACCGAAAACGGGCAGGATGCAAGCGCACTCATTATCCGAAATGTAGCCTTTAAGGGAAGCAACGAGATTCCATTGAGCCAAGTCCCAGCATGGAAGGATATTCCGGAGGAGCAAATTATTCCCAATGTAGATAGGCCGCTATTTGGCCGATATAAGTCACCCACAGTCAATCGGGCAGACGTGAACGGTGTGAACGGTGTAAAAATCACGGCGGGAGTGGATGGCCCGATGGAAAAGGCGATTGAAGCATATGAGCGGTTCAACCGGGAGTATGACGCCAAAGAGACCATGATCTTTGCGGACAAGACGCTGTTGGTAAAGGATGAAAACGGCAATGTCATCCTGCCGCAGAAAAAGCGGCGGCTTGTCCAGTTGATGCGGGGCGCAGGAGAAAACGCAAATCCTGGAAAGTTGATACAGGAGTTTTCCCCGGAGATTCGAGGGACAGATTTAGAAGTCGGTATTACCGTTAATAACAAAATGGTGGAGCTTCTATGTGGACTTTCCCCTGGAATTCTAACACCGCCAACGACATCCTACGCAACGGCCACAGAGATGCGAGCTGCACTTAATTCTACATTTGCGGTTATTACAAAGTTCCGAAGAACCTTAGAACAGGGAACAGATGACCTTTTATATGCGGTGGATGTGATTGCAAACTACAACAATCTGGCACCTATTGGAGACTGGGAAACGCATTACGATTGGTCTGCATCTTATATTGAACAACTAAACGAACACTTCAACCAGTTGACTGTTTCTGAAGGTATCGGCGCTGTGGAAAAGGCAGAGGTTCGTGCATGGGTGATGGATGAACCCTATGAGACAGCTAAGGCCAGAGTGGAAGAAATTGCAGAGGAAACAGGGAACCAGTACCTGCAGGAGGCGGTATTACAACCGGTGATCAATGAGCCGATTGCTGAATGAATCGTGGATTGAGGGACTTCCAGATAACATTGTTGATAATCTTGAAACCCTGAATAATTATGTTGTACAACGCATCTGCGAGCGCATCCGGAAGATCGGAGATATCGGAACGGCAGATGCTTACCGGTTAAAAACAGCTATTGAGTACGCCGGAGCGGATATCAAGGCCATAGAAAAAGAAGTGGCCCGCATCATGGGCACAAATCAACAGGAGATAGAACGGCTTTTTGAAGAGGTGGCAAAAGAGAATGTAGATTTTGCAAACACGTTTTATAAGGCGCGCAATATGGACCTGCTGCAAAGATACACATCACGTTCCGCACTGGCATCTTTGGTTGATGCAGTCAAACGGCAGGCTCTGGACGGAACGGCAAATATTTCAAATACCTATATGGTTGGTTTCAAGCGGGGAAAACAAATCATCCCGCTGCGGGAATATTACATTTCTACCATTGACCGAGCAATTACCTATGTACAGACCGGTGTTGTAGATTATCAGAGCGCCATGCGTTCTACAGTCCGCGAGATGGCGCAAAGCGGCCTGCGCCGAGTGACTTGGGAAAGTGGATATTCCCGCCGCCTGGATTCCTCCGCCCGCATGAATATCCTGGAGGGTGTACGGCGGCTCAACAGCCAGATGATGGAAGAAACGGGCCGCGAATTCGGTGCCGACGGCGTGGAGATTTCCGCCCACGGACTATGCGCTCCAGACCACCGGGACATCCAGGGCAAGCAGTACAGCAAAGAGGAATTTGAACGGCTGAACCGACGGTTGGAACGGCCCATTGGCACACTAAACTGTCAGCACTTTATTACGCCGATTATTTTAGGCGTATCTAAGCCGGTTTACAGCCGTAAGGAATTAGCGGATATCAACAAACGTTCCGCTGAGAGAATCGAGTATAAGGGGCAAAAAATGAGCCTCTACGAGGCCAGCCAGAAGCAGCGGCAGATGGAGACGGCGATCCGCTATGCCAAGGACGAGCGGGATGCCATGATAGCCGCTGGGGATAAGTTGGGAGCCGCGCAAGCCCGGAAGAAGTCTGCGGCATTGGGCGCGGAATACAAGCGGTTTTGCGAACAGGCGGGGCTTACGCCCAGGCTGGAAAGGACACGCTCTATGACGGGGCCGACGGTGCAGAAAATATGACGGTAAATATTCTTGGCACAAAGTACAGCGTTGTATTTGTTTCAGAGGAAAAAGAACCACGCCTAAAAGACTGCGACGGTTTCTGCGACGAGACCACGAAAGAGATTGTTGTCGAAAACTATAAGCGTGGAGAACCCGGCAGCAAGGGCAAGTTGGAGTTGCAGGAGCAAAAAAACATCCGCCACGAAATCATCCACGCTTTCCTGTTTGAGAGCGGTCTAGCTGAAAACAGTTCATGGGCGCAGGAAGAAGAAATGGTAGACTGGTTTGCCAAGCAGGCTCCAAAACTGGTAAAAGCGTGGCAGGAGGCTGGAGGTTTATGATTTAGGCTTCACCGCCCCGCGCAATATCCGCGCGGATAAGGCTCTTGATGTACCCGGCCTTGCTGGGAACGCTGTCTAGCCGCTGGATAATGTCCTGTTCCGTGGTCTCAACTAGACGGATTGTCAGCATCTTTGTGTGGGCTTTGTGATAACGGTCTTGAGGGGTTTCTTTTCTTTCTTTGATAAGTATCTCTCCCTTCAAAAGGTTAGGGGGGCCGGTTTCCCGGCCCCATGTTGATTACTGCTGGGAACCTGTGATATAAGCATCAATCAGTTTTTCCAGCTCAGCGGCGGTGTAAGTCTTATCCGGGTCTTGCTTCAAGATTCGGAGTAAGTCATACGCCATGGCCTTTTGAACGTCCTTGCGTTCGTTTTCAGTAGGCATTTACTCGCCCCCTTTCTGATTATAGTATATCATAGGTATATACCTATGTCAAGGGTTTTTAAGATATTTCTGATAAAACTTGCACACGCGAATTTTATACAACTTCCCTCTTGGCGTGGAGGTTTAACTACGCTCGTTCCCCGTATCGGTGTGGGCGCACCGGATTTATAAATCAAAGTCCTTTAGGGAATGGAAAGGAACAACATGGATTTTACCAGCATTTTCAACGGAGAGGCTTTGACCCTGGCACAGTTCAACGAAAAGACAAAAGGCATGAAGCTTGCGGATTTGTCTACTGGCGAATATGTGGAAAAGGGAAAAGACGATAAGCAGAAGAAGGATATTGAGTCCTTAAAGCAGCAGATTGCCGAAAAGGATGAGACTATCGCCAATCTGGAAAAAGCAAAAGGCGATGCCGATTCCATGCAGAAAGAATTGGACCGTTACAAACAGGCGGAAGCAGACCGGGAAAAAGCGGAAAAGGAGGCACAGATGGATGCCATCCTGACACAGACCGCAGAGAGTGCCCTGGAGGGCCGTGAGTTTGTCAACGATTATACCCATACCTATTTCCTGGGGGAGCTGAAGAAGGCCATTCAAGACCCCGCAAACAAAGGCAAGAAGCCCGCTGATCTGTTTGCCGACATGACAAAGGATGTGGACGGCGTTTTCAAAAATCCTCAGCACGAGCCGTTGAAGATCGCAGGAGTTACCAAAACCGACACCAGCGGCAACATGACCAAAGATCAGATTATGAGCATCAGGGATGCCTCTGAACGTCAGGCCGCGATTGCCGCGCATCTTGATCTATTTGGAAAGGAATAAATAACATGGCTGCAAAAGAAAACTTGACAAAAACTTTAGATATTCAATCTACCGCGCGGGTTATTGATTTTGTAACCCGGTTTGCCCGCAACTGGGAACACCTGCGGGAGATTCTTGGTATCATGCGCCCCATCCGCAAGGAGCCTGGTTCTGTTCTGAAGAGCAAGACCGCATCCGTAACATTGCAGAGCGGCACTGTTGGGGAGGGCGAGGAAATCCCCTACTCCAAGGCCACGGTGGTTGAAACACCTTACGAAGAAATGACCGTGGAAAAGTATGCGAAGGCTGTCTCTATTGAGTCCATCAAAACCTATGGTTATGATGTGGCTGTTGGCATGACCGACGACGCGTTTCTATATGAGTTGCAGGATAATGTGACCCGCCGCTTTTACTCCTACCTCAACACCGGCACACTAACAAGTTCGGAAACCACCTGGCAGCGAGCACTGGCTATGGCAAAGGGCCGGGTTATCAACAAATTTAAGCAGATTCATCGAACGGTAACCAACGTGGTTGGATTTGTGAATGTGCTTGATCTGTACGATTATCTGGGCGACGCCAATATCACCATTCAGACCGCATTTGGCTTCCAGTATGTGCAAAACTTCATGGGCTTTTCTACGGTGTTTCTGCTGTCTGATGAGGAAATCCAGCGTGGACGTGTGATTGCAACCCCAGTTGAGAACATTGTCTTGTATTACGTCGATCCGTCTACCAGCGACTTTGCCAGGGCTGGGCTGGTCTATACCACGGACGGTGAGACGAACCTGATTGGCTTCCATGTAGAGGGCAACTATCACACCGCCGTGTCCGAGAGCTTTGCTATCATGGGCATGACGCTATTTGCGGAGTATAAGGATGCCATCGCGGTCATTGATGTAGACTCTACTCCCACGCTTGGGACCCTGACCGTCGGCTCTGCCGCTGGCACTGAGTCCGGTACTACAAAGCTGACTGTGACCCCAGGCAAGGAGTCTACAAACAATGTCTATAAGTACAAGACGGACCCCACCAATGCACCCACAGTTACATACGGACAAAATGTGAGGACTTGGAGCACTTGGGACGGAACGTCTGATATCACAGCTACCACCGGGCACAAGATTACAGTTGTAGAGGCAGACGGCACCTATAAGGCGTTGAACGCCGGTAACGCTACTGTGACAGCACAGACCTAAGAAGGAAGGGGGGAAGACTGAATGTGCGGCTATATCACCTATGAGCAGTACAAAGCCCTGGGGGGAACGGCTGAGCAATCGGCCTTCCCCCTGCTGGAAAGACTGGCGCGTAAAAAGTTGGACTACTGGACGCAGGGGCGTATCGCAGAGGTAGACGACGACATACGGCTTTGTATGCTGCTTCTCATTGATGCCATGGGAAAGATCAAGAGCGGGAAAAAGGATGTTTCGAGCGTCAGCAATGACGGCGTGAGTGTGACGTATGCCTCTGCCCAAACGGAAGAGCAGTTGATGGGCTCCGTGTATGACCAGGTTGTTGAAATCCTCCCTGTGGAGTTGGTCAACCTGGAGGTGGGGTCATGACGCCGCTCTTTCGGGAGACAATCACGGTTCTAAACCGCCGGGCAGTGGAGGACAGCCCGGACGGGGTGGACAACTGGAAAAAAACCATTTTGACCGGCTGCGTGTTTGCGAAAACCACCATCCGCAGCGTATCAGGCTCTGATGTATCGCTGAGGCAGACGGTGACAGTCCGAATCCCGGAATTGCCGAACTACCATCCCTATCAGGAGTGGAAGGATAACATGGCTGGATTCACGGCCTCTGTTGGCGACATCGTGGTGCATGGAAAAGTTTTGGAAACTGTGACGCCGGACAATGTGCGGGCAGTGGCGGAAAAGTATGAATCCATGACCGTCCGCTCTGTGCGGGACAATACCGGGCTTCCGCTGGGGCACATCCATCTGGAGGGCATATGAAGATCAGCGTTGAGATTTTCAATTCAAGGAAAACGTTCAATCGCATTTTTTCTGATGACGTTAGGAAGTACGCGCATACACGACTGCACGCCTATTGCTCTCAATATGTTCCAGGAGGAAGCGGCGGGATGCTTAACACCGTCAAAGATATTACAAAAGACTACGTGCATTACAAATCTCCCTATGCTCACTATCAATGGGAAGGGGAGTTGTACCTGGCCGCGAATGGAAGTAGCTATGCAGGAAAAAACGAGTCAAAATACCCGGCAGGGAAACCATTAGAGTACCATACTCCAGGCACGACATCTCATTGGGAACGAGCCGCTATGGTAGCAAAGAAAGAACAACTTGCTTCAGATGTTGAGGCTTATATCAAAAGGAAGTGAGTTTATGGCGAACAAAAACAAGGAGATATTGGAATATCTGGAACAGTGCCCTGCTGTGAAATCCTTCCTTTACTTTAATTCCACAACGGAGAAAACCGGGCGGATCAGCGTCCATACAGTCTACAGCGACATGTGGGAGAAGCGGTATATCGGGAATCGCGGGATCAAGGTGTACGAATTCGCTGTGGTGCAGATGCTTCCCCAGGACGAGGGCACCAGCGAAACCAATGCCGAGCAGGCGCAGGCGGTCCAGGATTTTATGGACTGGATTGATGAACAAAACCAAAAGCGGAATTTCCCGAAGTTCGAGGGCTGCAAGGTCCTTTCGATTGAAAACCTACAAAATATGCCGAACTTGGCGGATGTGAACGAGGCGGGTACCATTGCCCGCTATATGTTCCAGGTTAGAGTTCGGTACTACCTGTAAAGGAGAGAACTTATGAAAGTATCTGAATTGATGGCTGGGTATACTCCAAGCCCGGAATTTGCTGGACTTGCTACAAATGACGATTGGGTACTTGCTGTTGGAATTGGAGAAGAAGTCACAGGTGAGAATGATTATACCGTTGTTCAGCAAGGTGTGTCCGGACTGGACCCTCAGTTAAATCCTGTTACGCAGGACAGCCAATATATCAGAACCGGCCTGTCTACTTCTAAAACTGGCACACAGCGCACTTTTGCGATTACCGGAGACCGTTATATCGGCGATGCTTTTCAGGATTATTGTTTTGGCCTGGATATTGCACATGGTGTTGGTCAAAAGGTGGTTGTTCCGTATGTATACTTCTCTATCTTGACTGGAAAAGGTGAGAAGGGCACCGCGTCTATCATCGTGAACTCTGACGGCGGCGGAAATGCAGGCGAGAACTCTGCAATTTCCATTGATCTGCGCAGCGTTGGAACAGCGCCCACAGCTTACACATATTCTGCGGGGGTTTAAGGAGGATTTATGGGTTACAAAGTTATGATTCTTGGGAAGTCCTATGACTTGCCTGCTCGGACGTTGGCCGTTGATGACAAAATTGACGAAATTGGCTCACTGGACAGGGCGTATCGAGCAGGAGAGATTACGCGGCGTGAGTCAGTAGAAAAAATGTATGAGTTTGTTACAACACTTGCGCCTGATTCGGTTCCCTCAATTGACGAGGTGGACACAAACGACCTGTTAAAAATCTGCATGGATATTTTGACGATTTACAATCTCCCAGCACAGCGGGCAAAAGCAGATGCTGCGATTGGAGAATTACGAGCGATTATATCAAAGCCGGAATTTCAAAAGTTGTTGGCAATAGCTGAAACAGGAAAAAAATGACCTTATATACGTCACCTCCGGAAAGTGTTTGTATTGATGGGATGGAGATTCCCATCAATACAGATTTCAGAAAATGGATTTCATTCCAAAAGATATTTTCTGCCGAGAAAAATGACGATCAACGCAACAGGATGCTATGCGAGTTTATGTATGAACAGTGTATTTTGCCTTCTCAGCAGGCACTTGATGCATTGGTGCGATTTTATGTAGGGCCTTCATCAAATAATGAAAAAGCGGTAACGCAAAAACACGGAAAAGCATTCGATTTTGAACAAGACAGCGAATTTATTTATTCTGCATTTTATCAGACGTATGGAATAAACCTCGCCGCCGAAAAGATGCATTGGTGGATGTTTAAAGCCTTATTTAAATCACTTCCGGATGACTGTAAATTTGTGAAAATTATGCGGTACCGAACTGTTCCAATGAAAGATGTTCCCAAAAGTCAAAAACAGTTTTATAGAGAAATGAAAGCCCTATATTCCCTAGAAAAAAGCGAGAATACATACCGCACAGAAGAACAAATGCGCGAATATGTTCACAAACGGTACGAAGACATAAAAAAGAAGCTGGAACAATCCCAATAAGGGGGGTGACACCGTGGCGAATGATGGAACTGTAAAAATAGGCGTTGAATTTGACGATGGCGACGTTAAAGATGGATTTAAGGACATTGAAAAAGATATAAAAAAATCAGCCAATAGCTTTAAGGACGCAGAGCAAAGTGTCGATGATTTTGGAGAAAAACTTAATGGATTATCTGACATTGCGAAAGGCGTTGCTATTGGAGATCTGATCTCCAACGGTGTCCAAACCGCCATAGGAGGGTTGAAAGACCTTGCTAGCGAAATTTGGAATTTGGATGAAACAACCCGTGAATACCGGGAATCTATGGGATTGCTCAATACGGCGTTCGAGACTGCGGGATATGGACCGGATGCGGCAAAAGCGGCATATCAGGACTTTTATGCTATTTTGGGAGACACCGGACAAGCTACTGAGGCGGCACAGCTGCTTGCTACACTAGCCGATCACGAACAAGACGTTACTACATGGACACAAATCGCCGCGGGTGTATACGGCACGTTTGGCGATGCACTTCCTATTGAAGGGCTGATGGAAGCGTCGAATGAGACGGCACGAGTCGGTCAAGTGACCGGCGTTTTAGCCGATGCTCTTAACTGGGTAGGTATTAGTGAGGATGAATTTAATGCTAAGTTGGCAGCTTGCACTACTGAAAGTGAGCGAAACCAGCTGATCATGACTACACTAGCTGGCACCTACGACGAAGCCAGCGAAGCGTTTTATAGAAACAATGAGGCATTGGTTGCGAGCCGCGAAGTTCAGGCCGATATTGATGATTCTATGGCAAAAGTTGGGGAGGCGGTTGAAAAAGTAAAAACGGCATTTATGGAGACTTTTGGTCCAGTTATAGCTGACGCAGCAGAAAAAGTAGCGAATTTTATCAGTGGTTTCGATGTAAATGCAGCAGTAGACAGCCTCAAAAAAATATTTGATATGTTTGTTGACTTGGCTCCGGTAATTGCTGGCGCTACGGCTGCATTTTTGGCATATAAGGCGGCTATGAGCATAGCTGGACTTATTAGTGGACTGAGCGCTGCATTTGGACTTCTTACCGGTGCAACTACGGCACAGGGGGTTGCAGCCACAGGAACAGCGACAGCTACCACGGCAATGAATGCAGCCTTGAGCGCAACTCCGATTGGAGGAATCATCACACTTGTTACTGCACTTGTGGGCGTAATTGTGACACTATGGACCACAAGTGAAGGATTCCGCGATACTGTACTTTCAATTTTTGAGGAGATAGGAAACGCAATCGACTGGGTGATTGGAAAGGTGAAAAGTGTAATCGACTGGTTTAAGGAACTATTTGACGTTGCTGATGATACATCTGATATATCTGTTGGGCGAAGCAAAAGCGGCGGTTTTTCCGGAAAAAGCCGAGTTACTCCAGCGGTTAAAACGTTTTCTTTAACACCATCTCCTGTACCACTGTCCGAAAGCGATGGAGATGCCGGAAACAGCACAACGGCAGGAGACAGAATATCTCTTGCGGCATATGCACGGAACAAGTTTCCATCTTTACACATGGATATTGCATCAGCTGCGGAGCGTGTGTTGAGTGCAAATACCGCTATGGCACCAGCAGTAGCCTATGCGCCTGTTAGTTACAGCCAGTCCGGAATTGAACAAGGAAGTGGCAACCAGAGTAACGGAGCACCACAACGGGTTAAATTAGACATTGGCTTTTATCCCCGCGAGGCAGCAATGTTCCTGAGACCTTATTGGCAGTCAGAAAATAGCCGAGCTGGTACTGATCTGGTGGACTGAGGTGTTTAGATGGATTACATATTTACCATAGATGGCGTTGGTTACAATGTGGGCGTTGTTTCAATCCATCGGACGGCAAACATCAAAGATGGTCCAAATGCAGATAAAGCCTTGTCTGGAAAGCGTTGGAGAGATGTACAGGGCACCTTTTATGACTACACGATGGAAGTCTCTGCGGATGGAATGAGCCGTGAAGATTACGATGCCATGTATGAAGTGATATCTGCGCCAGTGGATAGCCATGTATTAGTCGCACCCTATGGACAAACTACTATATCCTTCACAGCTTATATTGAAGTTGTGGAAGATGATGTTCTCTATATGGATGATGGAACGGCGTGGGGCAACTTGACTGTGAATCTTTACGCGCAGGAAGCAAAGAGGAAGCCGACATGAATAAGCTGGTTTATAAAACAACAACATTCACACAAGACGATATAGCTTCCGGAAGTGTACACATGGCGATGTCACTTCGGTCCTCGTCTCTGGAGGTTAATACCTTGTCGGCAGATGTGAAAGACCTGGCTGGAGCGCTACGGAACTTCTCCCGAAACGACCCGATGACGTGGTTTTATGATGATGCTCAGAGAGGCATATTTTATCTCCAGGAAGTGGAGCGAATTGGACCAAGCCGGTATAGTATCTATGCCACGTCCGCCATTGGTATTCTGACAGAAGGGCAACACTATGGAGGAATTTACACCGGTCAAACAGCGGAAGAAATCATTTCTGACATTTGTGGAACGGTTCCTTTTACAATCCAGAGCAAGTATGCCGGAGTCAAATTGTATGGCTGGCTTCCTATTGCAGCACCGAGAGATAATCTTGTGCAAGTGCTGATTGCGATTGGGGCATGGATAAAAACCGACCTAGATGGCGTGCTGCGAATTGAGGGCTTATGGGACGGTGTTATCTGCGAAACTAACATGGACTATCTGCTTGAAGGCGCAAAAGTTCCTGAAACGGCAAAGATTACTCAGATTTCCGTGACCGAGCATCAATATGCAGAAGGTGGAGAAGAAACAAACCTTTTTGAAGGAACTGCATCGCAGGGAGATGTGATTACCTTTCGAGAACCCATGTATGATCTGGTTGCATCTGGCTTTTCCATTTTAGAAAGCGGAGCCAACTATGCAAAGGTTTCGTCTGGAACTGGTACGTTGACGGGAAAAGCGTACATCCATAATACCAGAGAGATTATACGCGATGTTTCGGAGGCAGCAGAACCGAATATTAAATCTGTAAAAGATGCCACGTTGGTGAGCCTTGTGAACTCAGTAGCAGTAGCTGAGCGGATGGCAAACTACTACCAATGGACAGAAACAATACAGTCCCCAGTTATTTACCAAGGAGAGATTCCTGGGAACCGTGTAGCTACATGGCATCCTTATGATAAAGAGGCGGTTACTGCCTGTCTGGAGAGTTCAGATATCAATTTATCAAATACGCTCCGAGCAAATGAGAAAATGCTGATCGGCTTTGTCCCGCCAAAATATGAAAGCAGTCAGTACTATGATTATCGCGAAGTGCTCACTGGAAGCGGTAATTGGACGGTTCCAGAGGGCGTTACGAATGTACGATATGTGCTATTTAGTGGAGCGCAAGGCGGAAAAGCAGGGTTAAAAGGCGGAACATCAGGAGGGTCAAAATCGCATTCTTATACGAAAACGTCCTGGGTTACAGGAGAAGTAACCGCGCAAGGAACGATTCAGCTTTGGGGCGGAGCTGGAGGCAAAGGCGGTTCTGGTGGCGATGGAGGCAAAGGCTCTAAAGTGCTCGAAGGAAGTATGAACGTAACACCAGGACAAGTACTTCCATTTCAATGCGGGATTGGTGGTGATGGAGCGTTATATAGCGATTCTGCGTCCGTAGATGGAAATGAGGGTGGCGCAACGACTTTTAATGGAGCAACATCTGATAACGGTGCTTATCCAGCCTCGTCAGGATGGGTAGATCCAATTACATCAGAAGTATATGCGGCTTCTGGACCAAGTGGCCTCTCAGGCGGCGATGGAGCGGGAGCTGTTCCTGGGCACACCATTCCAAGCAACGAAATGGACCTCAATATTGTGCTGCGGTATCAGCCATCCACTGCTGCGTTTGATGAAAATGGAAAAAGTTGGGCTGGTGCTCCTACAAGAGAAATATCTTCTGGCGTTGCCTATTGGCAGACATTCGATACGAATGATAAGGGGAATGCCGGAGCGTGGGCCGGATATGCGCTAGGACCAGGCGGTGTAGCTGGTGTTACACAAGGAATGCCATCCAACCGCGGGTCTAACTCCACAACATATGCACAGGCAACAAACGGACTTACTCCCCCCGCGCCAACGGCGGTCCCGGCAAAACCGCAGCTTACCTATGGAGGACGTGGTGGCTATGGCGGAGGAGGCGGTTCTTGTCCTTCTTGGGCTGGGTTTGAGAGAAATCCGTCAGCTGGTGGGCCAAGTGGTTCCGCAAATCCGGGAAGCCCAGGAGCTGGGGGGCCTGGTGGAAAGGGAGGCCCGGGTGGAGATGGTTGTATCATCTTATTTTACAACAGGCCAAAACCGATTGAAGCAGGCGTCAGGAAAGACAAAAATGGAAAGGTTCTCCTTGATCGACTGAACCGCTTAACCATTGTGTGAGGTAGAAGCATGACAAACGAAGAACGAATTTCGGCATTGGAACAGCAATTAACGGATTTAATTAACACGCTAGCCCTGCAAGAAATCTCAGAAGAGCCTACAGAATACTATACAAGTAAATATTCTGGTGAGGAACAGGATGCCATGTTTGATTGGGTAAACGATCAGATGAATCCGACGGTGTGAGGTGATGTTGCATGCTCTATATGAAGGATTGGGAGGTGTGTGCTCCACCAGGGTTTTCTTTGGGCTTTGAAGGGGACAATGGGGCTACAGTTCTGGAAGTGTCCACCGATCTGACAGAGGAATGGGACCTGAAAGTAGACGTAGAAAAAGATGGAGAAAAAAATATTATCCAGCTTACAAGAACTGGAATGGTCTACAGTGCCCTTCTAACGGCCTCTATGTTGGCAGATGACGGTACATATGCCATGCAGGTGCGTGGTACTCTGGGCGACTATGTTCGGCACAGCAACCTTTTTTACGCCACGGTGTTCCGCAGCATAAATGCGGTAGACTTTTTTCCTCCGCCACTCCCGTCTGAGTTTGAGCAAATGGAGGACAGGCTGACAAGCATCAACGATAATCCGCCGATGCCTGGAGAAAACGGCTACTGGATGATCTGGAACCCGGATAAGAAGGAATACGAGGAGAGCGATATTCCGCTTCCAGCTGAAAGCTCTGGAGGTGTCTCTGACCATAGGCGGCTTACAAACCGCGACGCGGAAGACCAGCACCCAATAGAATCAATCACAGATTTGAAAAAGGAGATCATCCGCATACCTCCGCCTACAGAGGCGATTACAAATTCTGAAATAGAGGAGATGCTAAAATGAGCAAATATCTGGATAATAACGGCCTTCTTTACCTGTGGAACAGCAAGATCAAGCCGCTTTATGAAAAGGCGCTCCCAAAGTCCGGCGGGACGATGACCGGCCCTTTGATGCTTCATGGAGAGCCGTCGTCTGACTTGGAAGCAGCAAGCAAGAAGTACGTGGATGATTCGAGGAAAAACGATAGCGGCGACATGCTGAAAAGCGTGTATGACACAAACGGCAACGGTATCGTAGACAACGCGGAGAAGGTAGGCGGCTTTACTGTCGGCATCAGCGTCCCGCCTGACGCGAAATTTACCGATACTACATACACCAACGCCACCTCTTCGCAGAATGGCCTCATGAGTAAGGAGGATTACAGCAAGCTCGCGGCGTTTGGACAGGCTTCCGATTACGCGCTGAAAAGCGAGATTTCCACGGCCTACAAGTACAAGGGCAGCAAAGCAACCTACTCCGCTCTTCCGCCTGACGGAAACGAGGTTGGAGATGTGTGGAATGTGGAAGATACCGGCATGAACTACGCCTGGACGGGCGAGGAATGGGATGCTTTGGGACAGGTGTTTGAAATCCAGGCCATCACCAATGGGGAGATTGATTCCATCACGGACGAAGCTTAACAGGTGGTGCTATGGGATATTTAGATAATTCCGGCCTCTCATATCTTTGGGGGAAAATCAAAACAGCGTTAGGCGGTAAGCAGGATAAGGAAAGCTCTGTTTCTGTCCCTGGCAGCGGCGCGTTATCCATGTCCGAAACCCTCGGCTCCGGCCCATACACGATTGAGTTTACTGAGGAGGCTGGTTCTGGGGGAGGAAGCCTCCCAGACGGTTCCGCAGGGCAAATTCTTGGCTATGTCGAGGATAACGTTGTAGGGCCGATCATGAGCAAGAGTGATCTGTTGAGTGCTGAGACGGCGGCTTTATTTCCTGGACTACCAGAGAATCCAATGCCAAATGATGTTTTCGGAAAGATTGGAACGTTTATGGACGAAAACACCTATTTGGAAAAAGTCAATGAATTTGAAGCAACGGAAGATTCTGATGTTTTTGCTTTTGCAGTTACAGAAAACGATTTAAGAGAAACCTTTATTGTTTCTATTTCTGGTATCAGTGGAAATGCTTCTTCTGTAAAATTAAGTTCTCCCCATTCTTCTTCACGAAGATACTCTAAGATACAAGCTGGCTCAGACTACATATTTAACTCAACAACAACTAGTATAGTTATTGATCAACAACATCCATCATTTTTTGTTTTTAGATTTTCTGGTACTGTGTCAGGAAATAATACTGTAGGTGTACAAATAATTGTACACGATATCAATGGACTTCAATTTTTCAACTGTACTGGTAATTCCGATAATTACAAAACTGCAATTTTCAGTATCGATTTAAACATTGGACAATCATTAAAAATTTACAGGGTTGTAAAGTAGGTGTAAAAATGAAAAAGCTTGTTACAGTATTAAAATCAGATGGTTCAAAAGAAGCAAAAATGATGGATATTCCGGAACCAGAACCGGAGACAGATCTGGAACCAGCTCTCTCTATGGAAGACATTACCCTGGATATGCTTGCGGACCACGAGGAACGCCTGTGTATGTTGGAACTCACCACCCTATGATGAGAAAGGAGAAACCCTATGTCTACAGTATACAATCTTTGCAAGCTGTTGATTGACCGGGGCCGGACGGAAGGCCTGCAGGAGAAGATGGACGTGTATCTGGCGGCGGACAGGCTGACCCCGGAGGAGTACAGCGTCCTGAGCGAAACGCTGACTAAGGCAGGTGGGTGAACAATGGCAATCAAAGTAAATGGAAAGCTGGTGGCAGGGGCTGGTAAATCGGCCTATGAATCTGCCAAGGATGGCGGCTATACCGGCACAGAAGATGAATTTAATACATCGCTTGCGAATTCAGTCACCGTAGATGGCGGGGGCGTAATGTCCATGAATGAATCCTTTGGCGCCGCCCCGTTTACCCTCACCTTCACAGAAGATGGCGAGAATGATGTAAGCGCCTCCGAGATCACCTATAACAACACGGAGTCTGGTATGGCGGCCACCAATACGCAAGAAGCCATCGACGAGCTTTTTCAATCTGTCAGTGAGGGCAAGTCCGTGATTGCCGCCGCAGTCACTGACAAGGGGGTTGAAACTGCGGCGACGGACAGCTTTACGGCAATGGCGCAGAAGATTGAACAGATATCGACTGGGGCAGAGATCGTTTCTGGTACTTTTGTTGGAAACGGGAGTAATTCTATTACAGTTCCAAGTTTGGCGGGTTATTCCAATGTTGTTGCAATCACCACTGCGAAAAGTAGAGAGCTTGCAAACAGAGAATTTTTGACAGTTTCGCTTTTTTATACAGACTCAGTAAAATTACTGGCATATGTGTATAGATCAGACAATTCTGCTGATGTCCGCTATTCATATCTAAACACTACAAATCTAACATACAACGCTCAAAACGGGAAAATTACAGGTGGCGGTTCTATGGTGTTTATAAATGGCGTCACTTATAACTATGTCGCCTGGAAATCATGAGGGGGTGAATCATGGCACTCTACGTAAACGGCAAAAAGGTGGCCGGGATTGGACTTCCCGGCAAATCAGCTTATCAGTATGCGGTTGATGGAGGATATACGGGGACGGAGGAAGAATTTCAGGAAGTACTCGCCAATGCGGGCGGAAAGCCGATGGTCCATGGTGTGACGCTTCTCGCGTCTGCATGGTCTGGAAATGCTCAGACAATCACTGTTCCAGGAGTACTTGCCGACGAGACAAAGCAGCTGATTCAGCCTGTGCCTGCTATTGCCTCGCAAGCCGCTTACCTCGCTGCCGGAATCCTCTGTACCGGACAAGCTGCCAATAATCTGACCTTCACTTGCCAGACGGTTCCGGAAGCGGATTTGACGGTGTATGTGGTAATAACTGATGTTAAAAGCTAAGGAGGACACATGATTGCAAATCAGATGATCATTGGTACATCTCTTCCAGAGCTGTCTAATCCAGCAACAGCGGAGAATCTAGCTGCCGGAAAACAGGCCATAGATAGCAGCGGTGAAATAATCACTGGCACGGCAGAAGTTTGTGATATGCTTGCAAACCTGGGAACCGCTACTGCGGCAGATGTAGCGATCGGAAAGACGTTTACGAGCGCGGATGGTGTAAAAATGACGGGGACAGCATTAGTAAACCAAGCGTCCCTTAGATCAGTTACATACAGGAACTCAGGTATATCAAGTAATATTATGATATATTACTCATCTTTGAGTGGCCAAGGTTTGGTGATGCAGAACGCTTTTATAGTAACCCCTAATGCATCATCTGGAACATTACAAGCAGTACAAAACACTTTCATTTATATGAGATATAGCTCATATCTGGAATTATCAGGAAATGTTACCGATATGAATGCTCCTGGCACTGATGTGAGAGTATACAAAGTAACATGAAATCTTTGTGGCGTAATGTCCATACATTTTCAACAAGCAAATCACACAGGCTTTTTCTAAAAAAGCGAGATTAAGTATGCGCGCCAAACCTTAAAGGTCCAGCGGCTTCCCGGTTTTCCAGTCCCGGCCCGGTTCGTGGGCAACCCATGCAGTTTCCCCGCAAAAGGAACAGGGATGATGCCAGTCCCAAGAACCCCATATATTGGAACCATCTGGCAGAGTGAAAGGGGCCATTCGTCCACACTTTGAGCAGATCACGGTAACTTTATACAAATCCATATCCATATCATCACCTCAAAAAGATTATACCACAGATAGGCGGTGCTGCCCATGAGTAATGAAAAATGTATCATAGACCCACAGCGGGATTGTTTGGGCCTGCAAAAAGCAAACATGCTAGAAAAGCAGATAACGGAACTCCGAGAATCCGCGCGAGGGACTCATAAAGAGATGTTTGACCGCATTCGGGAGCTTGAAAAGGTAGAAGCCGCCCGGAACGAACAGTATAACAACATCATGAAAAAGCTGGACAAGCTGATCGCATGGCAGGAGACAGAACAGGCCAGCCCAAAGAAGCGCTGGGATTCCATTGTGGATAAAGCGATTTGGGCGGTCCTGGCGGCAGTAATTACGTTTATTCTGGCCCGAATCGGGCTGTAAAAAGAAAGGAAGTACATATTATGAACAAGACCATCAACGACATCATGGAGCAGTACAAGGCCGGTAAGATCACGGTGGAGGAAGCCAACGCGAAGCTGAAAGAGGCTGGCGCGAACTTTTCTCTGGACCCGAACAAGAATCCTGGAGGCGGCTGGACGAAGGAAGAGATGGAGGAGGGCTTTATTCCCGCTCCCGTTGAAACTCCCTGGTGGGCCTCCATGCACACCTTCACCGGCGCTGTCGCGTGGCAGGAGGAGATCGACAAGTACATCCCCGAACAGGATATGGTGTACAACCGGCCCAAGTATCATGGTGTGGACGTGGTGAAGGGCGCTCTGCGGTACATCTATGCCGAGGACGGGTCCTGCAAGTATCAGCCCAAGTCTATGGCGGACTACGACAAGGACCACGGGAGGGGTTAATCTATGGATGTTTCTTCTCTCGGCATCACCGGCGTGGCGGCGATCACCGTCATTTGCCTGCTGATCGGGCAAGGCGTGAAGGCATCCGGGCTTGACAACAAGTGGATTCCCATTGTCTGCGGAGTGTTTGGCGGCGTTCTGGGTGTTGCGGGCATGTTCATTATGCCAGAATTCCCCGCCACGGATTACATCACCGCTGCGGCTGTCGGCATCGTGTCTGGCCTGGCGGCTACCGGTGCAAATCAGGTTTTCAAGCAGCTGGGGAGTGGTGGAAATGCCTGACCATCTGGCGGTAACAATCCCCCTGAAAGATATCCAGCGCATCCAGCTCTACATCAACACCGCTCGCCGGTCTCTCTCTCAAATTCAGAGGGAGACCGGGGCGGATTACATCCTCAACGGCACGCTCTATAACATGAGTACATTTGTACCTAATTGCCACTTGAAAGCAGACGGAAAGGTACTCTGCAAACCGGCTTACACAGTCTCCGGCTACTCCTGGAATGATGGGCCGGACATTTCTATGGACACGCTGCCAGACGCCTCTCAGCGCAATTATATCACTTGCACACCGCTGATTGTTTCCGGAAAGCCAGTCTCCAAATTGATCTATGACGTGGGGCAGGGCGGCAAACGGGGACGCTCTGCCATTGGCGTCAAGGGCGGCTCTCTGGCCCTGTACTGTACGAGGGACGGAGGGAGTATGACCCGGACGCCGGAATCGCTCAGGGACGATCTGACAGCGGCAGGATGGGATTCCGCGGTTATGCTGGATGGCGGCGGCTCCAGCCAGTGTTATTTCAAGGGCGCGGTCATCCAGAGCAGCAGAGCCGTGCATGATTTGATTCTGGTCTATCTCAAGAAAGGGGAGACAACTGTGGAAAAGAAGAAGGTGGTCCTGGACCCGGGCCATGACGCGGGAAACCTCGCCAACAAAAGCCCGGACGGAACCTATTATGAGCATGAGTTTGCCCTGGACATGGGGAAACGCATTCAGAGCATCCTGGAGCGGCATAGCATTGCCGTCACCATGACCAGGACTGGCGGCGGGGAAGTCAGCCTTGCGCAGCGGTGTGCGATTGCAAACGCCATCAAAGACCTGGATTTGTTCGTGAGCCTGCACAGCAACGCCGCTGGAGATGGAGGCTGGTCTTCTGCCTCTGGCTGGAGCGCATATGTCTATAAGACCAGCGGGAGCGGCTATAAGGCGGCAAAGGATATCCTGGAGGCCGTCAAAGACGCCGGAATTACTGTCAGGTCTACACCGATTGTGGCGGACTCGTCGCTGTATGTCTTGAAAGGCACCGTGGCTCCGGCTGTTCTGATCGAGCATGGCTTCCACACCAATCAAACAGACACCGCAAATCTCAAAAACTCCGCATACCGGCAAAAACTAGCGGAAGCGGAAGCAAAGGGCATCCTGAACTATCTGGGGATTGCCTGGAAGGAGGAAACTGTGGACAATCCTTCTGAAAGTGATCTGGCGGTCCAGTGGGTGCAGGAGAACGGCATTATGCTGGGCAACACGAACGGCGACATGATGCTGGACCAGCCCGTTACCCGCAGGCAGTTTGCCGTGATGCTGTACAGGTATCATCAGAAATTCGGAAAAGCCTGAACACCTGAAAGGACGTGAACCAATGAGCGCAAGAGTGAAGCTGCCGCCAGAGTTAGCGGACCTCTTGCGCTCAGAATTGGAAACAGCCATCCGGGAAGCTGCCCTACACCGGGATGATGAATTGATCGCCCGACGATATATCGTTGAGAAGTGTCCGCAAGTGGACATCGCGGCGGAACTCGGGTGGGAACGGTCAACGGTTTCGCACCATTTGCCTCACATTATGCAGGAGGTCCAGCGGACAGCTGAACGGCTAAAACAAAAAGAAAGAGCCGGGTAATCCCCGGCTCTTTTCATCTAGTGTATTGAGAGAAAAAGGTATCATCCAAAATAAGATAATCATCTACTTCTGGGATGACCTTTCGCAAATTCTGACCCTTGACCGCTACGGCCACAACCAGCTTTCCAATCATTTTCAGTTGTCGGTAAAGACTGATGTAATCTGTGTCTGCACTGAGAACAAAGGCAACGTCATACGCATTGTTGTATGCCTTGCTGAGTGCGTAAATAGCCAGATTGATGTCCGTGCCTTTTTCGACCTTATAATATGTGGATTTGTCTCTGATGTCCATGGGGGCCGTGTCAATCACGGGGCGTCCAATATACCGCCCTTCCACAACGTCCAGATATCTTGCGTTTCTCATACCCTGTACCCATTTGTAGTATTTTGCAAGATATGGGTCTTGCATAAGAAAGGAGTCCGGCTCTGGCGCGAAAATCGTAGTTTTTGTATAGCTGATGCCGGGGATCAAGCTGACTACGCCGCAAAAAACCGTATTGTAATCCAAATTTGGCGTTTTTTTCCCGAGAGAATTGTAGTAGTCGCCTACGGCGATATTAAAATTCATATGGTCTACAAAGACAGCGCCCCTTAACATATCTATCCCACCTAAAAGTTTTGTGGGGAGCTACGCATAAGCGCAACCCCCCATGTTCGTAGCTTGGCAGAGGCAGGCTTTATAGCCATCTCCGCAGTACTAGTATATGAAAATTTTTGAGATGTGTCAAGTAATTTTCAAAATAAATCACACAAGCCACACATAATTCCAGCTGGATTGCCACCCATGCGGGGATTTTTTATGCGACAATATAGACATGGAGGACGTGAGGATTCAAGGGTTGGTACACGTCGCCGCCCTCCTCACGGACTCCTTATTTTTTTGCAAAGGACGTGTTATTTTGCTTGTGAATGGGTCTGAGCTTGTCAAGCGGCTGGTGGCCTGCGGATGGACCATATCCAACGCCACAGACGCCTGTTTTCAGTATGCGGCAGAGGGGAAATTTTCAGAATTGGAGGCGTTCATCCGGCAGCAGGAATTGTTGTTCGATGACCGGCGTGAATATGCGGTTTGAATTTTACAACGAAAACCCAGCCGGACGTAATGTTGGGGATTGCACAGTCAGAGCGATTTCTAAAGCCCTGGGCCAAAGCTGGGACGCTACCTATTGGAATCTCTGTATTGAAGGAAACCTGCTCAAAGATATGCCGTCAAGCAACGCTGTCTGGGGAGCCTATCTGCGCAGGCAGGGCTTCGAGAGGGATATTGTCAGAGATGATATGTCTGTAGCGGATTTCGCAGCAGAGAACCCACATGGGACCTATATTCTTGCTCTGTCCGGCCATGTGGTCTGTGTCCAGGATTCTATTATATATGACACCTGGGACAGCGGGAATGAGATCGTTTTGTATTACTGGCAGAAAGGATGACGTGATATGGCCTATTATCCGCAGTATTACCCTCAGCAGCCCTATCCATACCAGCCACCCATGATGGATAACCTTGCCCAGCTGCGGGCGGGGCAGTATCAACAGCCGGTTCCCGCGCAGACGCCGCAGCCCATGCCGCAGCAGAGCGGTCAGAGCATGGTTTGGGTCAGCGGACAGGCGGAGGCTATGTCCTATCTGGTGGCTCCCAACAGTGCTGTTGCTTTATGGGACAGCAATGCGCCCACCATCTATCTCAAACAAGCGGACGCATCTGGTAAGCCCAGCATCAAAATTTATGATCTGGTGGAGCGCGGAAATGCTGCGCAGACGGTCCAGGCGGCCCCGCAGACACCTCCCGTGCGCTATGCCACACAGGATGACCTGGATGCCCTTGCGGCCCGTGTGGACGCTCTGAGCGCGAAGGAGATCACTCAGGTGAGACCGACCAACAAAAAGCCCGCAAAGGAGGATGCTGAATGAATCCGTTTTTCAACGCTATGGGCGGAAATAAGCAGCCCAACATGATGCAGCAGTTTCAGCAGTTTATGAACCAGATGAAGGGCAAAGACCCGAATGCAGTGATTCAGGACATGATGCAGTCCGGGAAAATCACCCAGGACCAATACAACCAGGCCCGCCAGCAGGCCCAGCAGATGCAGGGCATGTTTGAGGGGATGCGGGGGATGTTTGGGAAATAAACAGCAGGGGCATTAAGCCCCCGCTGTTCGGTCAGGTTTTGTGTGGACTGGCTCTGTCATCATTCTCTCAATGCTCCAGCCACGCACATATCGGTTGTGAAATGTGACCCAGTTAATTCCTAATTCTTTTGCCCATTCCACAAGCGTTTGAGTCCGTCCATTGTACTCAATCACAATGTTATCGGACTTGTTTATATTCTGCGTTTTCATCGTTGCCCAGCGGCAGTTCTCAGGACAATAGGGGCCGTCATTATCCCTTCTGTCCAGCGTATAACCCTCCGGCCTACCGCCAATAGAATCAGACCACTCAACAAACTTGAAAAAATCATGCCATTCTTCGCAAACATAAATCCCACGGCCACCATAACGGCGATAGATTTTTGACTTCTCATTGTAACACCGTTGTATCATCTGTCGCCAGATTCCATACAAGGGATGCTTACTGCGGCCGTCTTGTTTGGTGTAGATGGTATTTCTGAGACAACCGCAACTTTTTACGGCTCCGTTTTTGAATTGATAAGGCAATACATCAATTGTCCCACCGCAATCACATCGGCATCGCAACCTCCAACTGGTATCGTCTGGCTTTCTTTCAGCCAGTCCAATTACAGTCAAGTAATTGTTCCGTTTTCCGATGTACTCGTTCACATCGAAATATGGTTTATAGATTCTTTTTTGTTCCATCGCATTTACCCTTTCATGCGCCCTGATTGTCAGATTGCGTGGAAACCGTCAGGGTAACGGCTTGTCGGGAGCGACCCTATCCACGCATAACAATTATAGCACAAAACCATCAAAAAGTATATAGATGCGGCCGCATTTATAAATATTTTCACAAAGGAGAAAGTTATATGTCTCTTAGTAATGATGCAACTCTGACTATGCCGGTAGCTCCTGCGTATTCTGCTGGCGGTTATGGTGGCAATGGCTCCATGTGGGGTGGAGACTGGTCTGCCTGGATTATTTTGTTCCTCATTTGGGGAGCCTTTGGGGGCGGCTGGGGCAATGGCTTCGGCGGAGGTTTTGGCGGAGCAAACGGGCCTGGCTTCCAGGGTTATGCCACACGCTCCGACATTAACGAGGGCTTTGCTCTGAACAACCTCCAGAGCGGCATCAATTCCATCCAGAACGGAATCTGTGATAGTACCTACAGCCTGACCAACGCCATCAACAACGGATTCCACGGCGTGGACACCGCCATGTGCAATCTGGGCACCCAGCTCCAGCAGTGCTGCTGCGACAACGCCCGGGCTATTGACGGCGTAAACTACAACCTGGCAACCCAGACTAACGGTATTCAGACTGCCATTCAGGGTGTTCGGTACGATATGGCTACCCAGGCTTGCGACACCCGCAACACCATTCAGAACAGCACGCGGGACATTATCGACAACGCCAACGCTAACAGCCGGGCCATTCTGGACTTCCTGACTCAGGACAAGATCGCCACGCTGACCGCTGAGAACCAGTCCCTGAAATTCCAGGCTTCTCAGGCGGCTCAGAACGCGTTCATTACTGCAAACCAGGAGGCGCAGACCGCCGAGCTGATTCGCCGCATCAATCCTATGCCCGTTCCGGCCTATCAGGTTCCGAACCCCTATGCCGGTTGTGGGTGCTATAGCTCCTGCGGTTGCGGCTGCTAAAATCACATACATCAGCTTTCCGGCATGACCGGAATGTTCGGCCCCGTGCCGATACTACAACAACGCGGCGGGGCAATGGCTCCGCCGTATTCTTTTATGAGAAAGGATTGATTTTATGGCTGAATTTACAAATGTATTTGTTCAGCAGATCGCGGCTAATGGGAATGCAGTTTTCAGCGAAACGCCCGTTTCCGGCTCTAATTGTATTGTCCATCGGGATGGTTCTGGCATCATCACTCTGCGGGGGATGACGAATCAGTGCCGTGCCCGTTACAAGGTGGTATTTGGCGGGAATATTGCCATCCCGACCGGTGGGGCGGTGGGTCCCATCTCCGTCGCTATCGCCGTGGAGGGCGAGGCACTTGGAAGTGCGACAGCTGTTGTGACGCCTGCGGCAGTCGAGGACTTTTTCAATGTATTTGCCGCCGCATTTATTGAGGTTCCCCGGGGCTGCTGTGTGACAGTGGCTGTCAAAAACACCTCCACTGAGACGATCGAGCTGGAAAATGCCAACGTGATCGTTGAGCGTGTATGCTGAAAGGAGAGAGCAAAATGAAAGCACTGTATGAGCTGAAAGAGAAGTTTGAGATGGAGCTGGAGGAACTAGCTCGGAAGGGCGAACTGGGCGCTGGCGATTTGGAGCTGGCACATAAGCTTACCGACACCATCAAGAACATTGACAAAATCTGTGCTCTGGAGGAAGATGGTGGTTACTCCGAGGCAGGAGATTGGGAAGGGCGCGGGTCTTACAATCGCGGTTCCAGCTACGCCAATCGCGGGAAACACTACGTTCGGGGCCACTACTCCCGAGATGGTTACAGCAATCGCGGCTACAGCCGTGAAAGCGGTTACAGCCGCCATGACGCAAAAGAGCAGATGATGGCCCAGTTGGAGGATATGATGGGCTCTGTGTCGAATGAGCGGGAGCGTGAGGCTATCCGCCGCTGCATGGAACAGCTGGACCGTGAGTAAGGGGGTGCCGCCATGAATGGCACCAACGAAGCGCGGGAGGGCTCCCGAGAATGGCTCCTTTTAAAAATTGCGGAATGCATGGTTGAACCAATGAGCGAACGGACGGCAGAACGTTTAAGCACTTACAGCGGAGCGTACAACGCTATCTGCCAATGGGAAAACGGAAAGCCTCCCGATTCCAATTCATCTAAACCGTTCACCCAGGAAGAGGCGAAAGAGTGGACCAGCGCAATGCAGAATGTAGACGGTACTACCGGCCCACACTGGACGTTGGAACAAACCAACCAGATCATGACGCAGAGGGGAATCAACTGTGACCCATATCAATGGTGGGTAGCTATGAACATGGTCTATTCCGATTACAGCAAGGTTGCTAAGAAGCTCAATGTCAGCAACATCGACTTCTATGCCGAAATTGCGAAAGCGTTTCTGGATGATCAGGATGCCGCTCCAGACAAGCTTGCCCGGTACTATGAGTTTGTCGTGAAGCACTGATGATAGTCCCCGCTCTCCTATGAGGGCGGGGATTATATTACATAATATTACTGTAACTACACAGGAGTGGAACATGTATGTCACCGGCAGCGGCTCCGAGGAGTATAATATGAATCTGCTGGCGGACGCTCTGGTTCCCTATCTGCTGTCCAATGGCATTCAATATAAACGCAACCAGCCGGATATGACTGCCGGCAGCTCCGTTCGAGACGCCAACACCGGATACTATGACTTGTATTTGGCGCTTCATTCCAACGCATCCCCAGAGGGACGTTACGGCGAGAACCGAGGAATTATCGCCTTTTATTATCCCGGTAGCACCCAGGGGCAGCGGGCCGCGGAGCTGATTGTAGAAGAGCTGCGGGACATTTATCCCCTGCCCAATCAAGTTACAACTCGTTCTACGACCACATTGGGAGAGGTGCGGCTGCCAAATGCCCCGGCGGTATTAGTGGAGATTGGCTACCACGATAACTATGCGGATGCCGTCTGGCTGGAAGGCCACTGGGATGCCATTGCCCAGCAGCTGGCAAGGGCGTTGACCCGCTTTTTCGGCCTGCCTTTTATCTATCCCATGGACCCGGTGACGGGGACGGTTTCTCTCAGCTATGGGACGCTGAACCTGCGGAGCTACCCATCCTCCACTGGCACCGTGATTGCAAGCATCCCGAATGGGGCCTCTGTCACGGTTTATGGAGAGTGGCAGGGCTGGTATGTGGTGCATTATAGAAATTACGTTGGGTATGCCGCGGCAGCGTACATTGATACCTGAGACCGTGGTCCGCCGGGTGGACACTTGTCCGCCCGGCCTTTGCTTTTTTACCGCCTTAGAAGGGGAAACGGCCCTGCCGTACAGAACTGCTGCACACCGCGCGGGGGCGTGTTCACAAGAAATTTCCCACTTTTCGCATAGAATCAGATGTTTTTCCTTGACACGGCACCGGCAAATGATTAAACTAAATAAGGATAATTATCGAAGGGCAGAGGGGTGCCATTTGATCATTTCCTATACCGCCAGTTGGCTGGGCTGTCATGTCTGATCGGGATGATCGTTCCGTTTTGTTTTTCGGCGCAGGCCTTGAGCCTGTATGATGTCTGAGAGATTGGCTGCAGTGTGCCCGGGTCCTGCGAATTACGAGAGGCCCCGTCGGAGGGCGCATGTGTCCCCGGCAACTGACGGTACGAATATAGAAGTGAAGGAGTCTATC